TTACATTCAACCTACTAAAACTGCTGAATTTATTTACTTAGACTTCAATATTACACCAACTGGAGCTACTTTCCCAGCATAAGGATTAATTATATAGATATTTATAATAAATAAAAAGACATGGCAATATTAGACGCAAACGAAATATTTTTCACAGCATTTGAACCAAAACAGGCTAACCGATTCATCCTTTATATGGATGGAGTACCTAGCTATATAGTAAAGGGAGTAAACGCAATCAGTGTAACTCAAGGTGAAGTACCTTTAAACCACATTAACGTACAACGTAAAGTTAAAGGTAAAACAGTATGGGGTGATGTTCAAATGACATTATTTGACCCAATCACACCTTCGGGAGCCCAATCAGTAATGGAATGGGTACGTTTACACCATGAATCAGTAACAGGTAGAGATGGATATTCTGACTTTTATAAAAAGGACTTAGTATTAGACGTTTTAGGACCTGTTGGAGACGTAGTAAGTGAATGGATTCTTAAAGGTGCATTTATAAAAGACGCTAACTTTGGTGATTATAACTGGGATACTACCGATACCGCTGTAAACATCACAATGACTGTAGCTGTCGATTACTGCATATTGAACTTCTAATATCACTACTTAATAATAAAAAGAGCTCGCTTTTAGCGAGCTTTCTTTTTTCAATATTTATAATAAAATAGTATGAATCTATTAGAACGACTACAACAAGGGCAAACATTATTAAGTGCAGGGAGTTTTCCTAACGATACTCCTATTAATGACCCACAATCTGGGTTTATCCAAAGTAACTTACCAAATTCTACTTATGAGGATGAAACTTTAGGACAACCTGATAATGGTAGTGTTTTAGCTAATACATTAGCCAATACAGCCTTAGATAATACAAACCCTTTATATAATACATCAACACTCCCACCTGCTACAAACAATAACTACCCAGAATTAGTTAGTGGAGAATTTAATAGTGCTCCATCACAATATGAACCACTCTATAGTGTTAATAATACTTATTTAGGCTCAATTGGAGATATAAATGAAACTCCTCAAGTTAACACTTTAAACCAAACTGGATTAGATAATACTAACAATAATGCTGAGGGAACAGCTTTTATTCCTAGTAGCATTACCGCCCCTAACAACTACCCAGAAATAGAAGGTGTAAACCTAGGAGCACTTAATGGAACCCCAAGTGATTATCAATCATCTTATAACACAGATAACACATATTTACAAAATGTTTCTGATGATGTAAATAGTATAAATGTAAATATTTTAGGACAAACTGGGTTAGATAATACTAATTTTTCATATGCTCAAACTACTGTTACCCCTAATAGTACGTTTTACCCTAATATTTATCCTTCATTAGTTAGTGGAGAATTTAATGGTACCCCATCACAATATGTAACTCCTTATAATTTAAATAGCACGTATTTAGATAATACCCCTATTGAAACTCCAAACAGCCCCCAAGTAAACACACTTAGCCAAACAGGCCTAGATAATACTAATAGTAATGCTGAACAAACAACAACAATACCTAACAATATTAGTGCTCCAAATGATTACCCCGAGCTAGTATCAGGTAAATTTGGAGGTTCACCTTCACCATACGGGACATTATACAACGCAGATAATACTTATTTAAGTAATATACCAGTACAGAACCCTAATAGTACCCAAATTAACACACTATTTAGCACAGGATTAGATAATACTAATACTAATTCTGACCCTACAACAGTAGTACCTGATAATATATCATACCCAAACAACTACCCAGCATTAACCAGTGGAGAATTTAACGGTGCCTCATCACAATACACATCGCCATATAACTCTGAAAACCCGTATTTAAACTCAATACCTATTCAAGATCCTAATAGCCCACAAATACCTACATTAGGAGAAACTGGGCTAGATTTAGATAATTCTGAGTACTCCCCAACAGCTATACAACCAAGTAGTATAGCATACCCAAACAACTACCCAGCTATAGAGGGTGTAAACTTAGGTGGATTTGGAGGCCCAGAACAATATGATACAAATTGGAATCAAGATAATACTTATTTTAATAATTTTAACCCTGACTCAGATAATAGTATTCAACTTGCTTTTACGGGATCTAATTTAGATAATTCAAGTACTGGGGTATCAACATTAAGTCATGTGACCCCACCTTTTAGTACTTATAGACCAAACAACTACCCTATAATTCCTCATGTTTATCTAGGAGAATTTAATAGTGGCCCATCCCAATATATTACCCCATATAACCCAGCAAGTTCTTACCTAGAACAATATGATGAGTTAAAAAACGAAACCACTAATCCTCAAATTAATACATTAGATGAAACTGGGTTAGACGTTGAAAACTCAGACGCTTTACTTACATCACTATTATTTGCACCTACTAACCCAGACAATATAACTACATACCCAGTAATAGCTGGAATTAATCTAGGAGTAACAGGTAGTGGAGCTCAAGGATTTAATCAAGTATATAAGCCTTCAAACACATATTGGAATAATTATTTAACTAATCGCTCACTTTTTGATGCTTTAACCGTATAAAAACAAATTTTGTATATATTTATATAAGACATTAAAGTTATAACAAATAAAAGATATGGAAAATAAATTAAACATCCCAACAGAAATTGTTGAGTTACCATCATTAGGATTAATCTATCCTGAATCATCTCCTTTATCAAGCGGAAAAATTGAAATGAAATACATGACCGCCCGTGAAGAAGATATTCTAACTAACCAAAACTATATACAAAAAGGTACAGTATTGGATGAGTTAGTCAAATCACTCATTGTATCCAAGATAAATTATGATGATTTATGTGTTGGTGATAAAAACGCAGTTCTAGTAGCAGCTCGTATCTTAGGATATGGTAAAGATTACTCATTTAGTTGGGGTGGAGAAGAATATAATATTGATTTGACCACAATTGATAATAAACCTTTAAACGAAAAATTGTTTAATAAAGGTACTAATGATTTTGATTTTGAATTACCTACAACTAGTGTAAGAATAACATTTAAGTTATTAACAAATCATGATGAAAAGAAAATCAAAGCAGAAACAGACGGTCTAAAGAAAATTAATAAAAACTCTTCTACAGATATATCTACTCGCTTAAAATATATGATTACTTCAATAAATGGTAACCGTGATGCTAAAGATATTAGAGAATTTGTAGACACAATGCTAGCTCGTGACTCCAGAGCATTAAGGGAGTATATAAAGGAGGTGCAACCAGACGTAGATCTGACCTTTTTTCCCAACGGAAGCAACGAAAAAGTATCAATTCCCATTGGACTTAGCTTTTTTTGGCCTGACATCTGAGTTAGCGCCTCAAGTTAGATCTAGCATATTTACTCAAATACATGAAATAGTATTTCATGGTCAAGGAGGATATGATTGGGAAACAGTTTATAATATGCCTATTTGGCTGCGTAAGTTTACTTTTTATAAATTAAAAGAACATTATGAAAATCAAAACAAACAAGATAATGACGATTTAGCAACACAATCTAAAAAGATTAAAGAAGGTAAAGTAGATATTCCTGCTCACCTAAAAGGAAAATTAAGTAATAGTAAAAGAGTGGCCAAGTATTAATTCTTGGCCTTCTCTATATTTATATCTATATAAAACACTATGGCAACACCTTCTACCCCCGATCCTAAAGACGTACAAAGACTAGAAGAACTTTATAAGAAAATTCAAGGTTATAATGAGGCATCGGCTCGAGCTGCGGCTCAATTAGCTATTAGTAATGGTAAAGCAGCTGAAGAATTAATTCGATTAGAGGCGGCATATAGTGATCTTATGAAGGACATTGAAGGTTCTAGAACTGCCTTTTCCAACATAGTAGATAGTATTAAAGGTATGACTAACAATATTGGTAAAGCTACTAGTGCTTTTAAAGGATTAGAAAGTTTAGCCTCTAAATTACAATATCATCAAGAAGGAATAAATAGATTATCAACTAAAGAATTAGAAACACTTCAAAAACGAGCTAAAGAAAAAGCAAAAGACTTAGAATTTACTAAAAAACAAACTTTAGAAGAAATCCAACAATTAGTATCTACTAAAAAAAGAAGTGTTGAAGAAAATGCAAGATTAAAAAAATTAAGACTATCATATAAAGAAATATCAACCCAAATAGATGATAGTGAAAGTTCTTTAAAAGATTTTAATGACCAAATTGAGACCGCTATTGACGGTTCTAAAAGTATTGAAAACTCTTTAGGATTGACTGGTGCTATGATGAAAGGAATGAGTAAAATTCCATTCCTAGGCAATT